AGATATGTACGTTCCATAGCTTCAGCTAGTTCGTATGCTTGTTGACCAGCTGCTGATTCAACTAGTTTTACTAGTGCATCATGTGCATCAGCTGGAAGAGATTCTGTTAATACAACTAATGCACTTTCAGCGTCTCCGGGCAATGTACGATATGCAACTATTGCTCTTTTTTGATTATTATGAATTCTTCCAATATGTTTTAAACTAGGCATCTGACTTAGTCTCCTCTGCATTTTCGGCAGCTAATTGTGCTTTTTGTTGTTCTTCGATATTTTTTAGAAATGCTTCTAATTTATTATAAACTGTGCCAACCGCAGCCATCTCGCCGGGCTTGAAAGATCCTCTTTCACTAGCAACGTCAATGATGCCTTTCATTATAGTAAGATCTTGTATTGAAAGGTCTTGGCTCTGTTGCTCTTGTTCTGCTTCGTTCATGTAGTAGTTCTCCTTACTTTAATAATAATTATCTATATGCTATGTATTATATTTTAAAAGTGGACAAGCTAACATAAAGTAACTTAGTTCACTTGGATTTTCAAATCCAATTTTTATTTTATTTAATATTTGTGCATTTTTAGTTATTGTAGTATCTGATAATATTAGGTTCTTTCCAATATAATATCGACCTTTTAAGTTATTATATATCCAATCATCTAATGCTTTTATAATATTATATGTTTCGTTAATAGTTACACTTTCAAAGTAAGGAGGACAAAATTCTGCTCTCCTTACTTTAAAAACATTTAACGGATTAACTTTTTTAAGCTTCATCATAGTGAGCAGTTAACCCAAACGGTGCTTCAAGATTTTTATCAGCATGATCATGAATAATAAACAGTGTATCGCAATAGTCTGGATCTCCCCAGCTATCCCAAGGATACCCGTCTGTAAACATGATAAACTTTTTAGGAACAATATCATTTTCCTTCATATATTTCCAGTTACAATCAAAGTCTGTGCCACCGCCTCCGATAACTTCGTAATCTAATAAGTCTTCTCCGCCGTCTGAACTAAAGTCTTGTTCATTATAAACCCTAGTATCGAAGCACCATAGTTTAATATTGTAACCAGTAAATTCTTCCATAATACCTTTAACTTCAGATATCATATCTTTGGCCTGTATATCACCAATTGATCCACTCATATCCATGCTCATAACTACATCAATTGTATCTAGTAGATTCATACCTGGAAGAACTGCACCAGTCATTTGACTTTTGCGATTAGGATTTATAAAAGTATAATCATGATTTATAGTACTTTTTATTTCTTGTCTAATAAGCTCACGCCAATTCATTTTTGGCTCTGTTAGATCTTTAATTAAACGCTGTACTTCAGCAGGTGTATTACCTGCGCCAGCACTCTGTGCAGCTTGAATCATTCCGTCTTTTACATCATTGCGTATCTGTTCAAGTTCATCTTTACTGTATTTAGGTCTGCTAGATCCTGACTTGCCGTCGCTATCTTCACTGTCGCTATCACCGTCTAATTCCAAATGTTCATCAAGTAGTTCACCAAGTTTGTCTAGTATTTCTTGACCTTGTTTCTTAACCTTATCAAATAAATCGTCATATACTTCTTCGCTAGTCCATTTGTCATATTTAAAATCTTGGTAGCACTGCACAATACTTGGATTAGCACCAATGCGATCTCTAACTAGCAAATTATTAATAATATAATCTTGAGCAATATTAGAAAGTAGAGCATGAAGTTCTCTGCCTTGCCATGTACGTCTTTCGAGATGATCAAACACACAATGTAAAATTTCATGTGCGATAACAAATTCAATTTCTTTATTTGATAGTGCATTAAAAAATTGTGTATTAAAGTACATAAACTTGCCGTCGACAGCAGCAGTTACACACCAATCGTCAGCAGCTACAATACGAAGTCGAGTAGCCATGTTTCCAAAAAACGGATGCCGTAACAACAATCCAACTCTTGCAACAATTATCCTATCGTATACTTCTTTACGCATTTCCTCTAATTCTACATCTGTAATATTAGGATCAGGTGCCCATTGTTTAGTCTTAGTTGAAGGAACTTTTACGGCCATTTTGTAGTCCTTTTTGTTTGCTAACTATAATTTAATATAGCATATTTTACAAAGAAGTCAAGTGGAAATGTGGCATTTAGTAATGCCACATTTGTATTTATTAAGATGCCTGTGCAGCTTTGATATATCTGCCAAACCGCTCATGAAATTCATCAAAGCACTCAACTTCATCCGGATCAATTGGCAAGCTATATTGCGTTAGAGCTAGTTTAATACCCATTACAACTAGTTCAGTTTCAAAGTTATCCATAGAGAATCTTAAAAAATTATTCACCATAGAGTCAAACTTTTTATCACCTTTTTCGTCAGCTTCTTTTAATTCATAGCACAATGAAACAGTCAAAGAATACATAGCACTAATTTCTTTAGTTCTAAGCTCTTTTACTTTGCCTGACAGTACGTCAGTTGGATCAGGCATATCAGCAGCAACTTTGCGGTGAGCAAGAAATTTAATTGCCAATCCTTCGCCAACAGCACCAGAGACTAAATCAGTTGTAGTCTCGGTATCCAAATCATCGTCTAACAATTCACTTACAAAGGTCCATGAACGTGGAGTTGCAAACGAACGACTTGATGTACGAGGATTATAGTCATACAAATCTTTTTTGCTAAACTGCATGTAGCCAACTACATCTTTATGAATCTTATTATCAACAGCCCAATCAAACCAATCATTAAACTCAACAGTAAGTTCAATATGAACAAAGCGATTAGCAAGTGGAGCAGGCATACGATAGGTTACACCTTTATCGCCTTCTCTGTTACCGGCAGCAACAATGATAACATTGTCAGGTAATTTATATTGTCCAACTCGACGGTTGAGAATAAGTTGATACGCAGCCGCTTGTACAGCAGGAGGAGCCGAGTTCATTTCATCTAAAAACAATACAATATTGTCATATTGGTTTGCCATTTCATCATCTGGTAATTCATTTGGTGCGCCCCACACCATTTTACCAATATTTGAGTCAAAGTATGGAATGCCTTTAATGTCAGTAGGATCCCAAAGGCTCAAACGAATATCAATAAGATGACTGTTTGAAAACGTATTAGTAACCTGAGCAACAATATCAGATTTACCAATACCCGGCGGCCCCCACATAAACACTGGACGCTTTTTCTTCATTGCATGAGTTAAGCTTTTCTTTGCTTTATTTGGACTAATAGTGCGTGTATTCTCAGACATTTGTTATCCTCTATGTTAAGTGTCTATAAAGTATAATAGCATTAGATGACACCAAGTGTCAACCATTTTATAAAATATAAAACTGTTTGATATCAATAGTTTACAAATTATTTCGAGATTTTGATAATGCTTTAGCTATTCCGTACTTGCGAATATCGCCAGAAAATAGAGTTAATTCAATAGATTTTTTTTGATCAGTTACAAAGATACTACTTTTAGTTATATAGTACGGGCATTCAATAAATTTATCTAAGAATATAATAGTTTTAGTAGTAAATGGCATGTCAGGAGGAAATGTTATTTCATATACTGAAATATCAATTTTTTTTAATAAATCAAATCCTTCCTCAGTTAATCTTAATCCGCCGCTTTCTTTACTACGGGTATTTTGCCACCATCGATGAATGTAATCGTCAACTGTAGCAGTGTTTATTGGTTCGTCAAGTTGCTGTAAAAAAATTTTCGTATATACAATTTTATTGGTCATTTAGTTCTTCACCAGTAGTTAGTTTAACTACACGAAACTCATCTGTCTTAAACATTTCATTTAATTTTTTTGAAAGATTAAATGCATGTCCAGGGTTTGAAAAACTTGTTTTTTTGTATTTTGGGCCAGGATAACTAGTTAATGCATTACTACTTTTTAAATTAAACGCAGAACCTTGATAAAATACGGCCCATATCGCTTCTGCATCTAATACTTGTTCGCATTTATAGGTTGTTTTATTAGTAAATTCTAATCTTACTACAGGCTTAGGTCTACTCATATGTATAATTCCTTTAATAAACTACGCATATATTTATCTTTACCAGTTACCGCCCTGGTCGATTCTTAAATCAATAATCTCATCTGAGTCTTTTTTTGACTCAATTACTAGTTTTTCAAGATCTCCTTCAAGACGAGCCATAACAATTCCTAAGCTATATGCAAGTATCTTTGCATTGTTTATTGTTAATCTAACTTCTTGTTGATTTGATAAGTCAGCAGAATTAACCTGTTGTATAAACTGTATTATTGGATTAGTGTTTATCGGCTGATTGTGCATGTTTAAGTTCTGCTTTCATTTCAATTGAAGTCTTAAATGGCCCGCGGTAATTATTTTGTTCAATTGTAATTAATTTTGGACAAAAACTTTTTAACCATATTACATTAAATTTAATAATATAGTACCCTGCACAATATACACTTTTTGACTTTTCACCTTTTGTAAATAGTGGTAATTTGTTTGAAATATCAAATACTACATTATATGGTTTTCCTTTTGTTGGAAACCCATGTATATTATATTCAGATTGATCATCGGCATGTCGAACCGTAGTAGTTAAAAAATTATTACCAAATGTTTTATTAATATGCAATTCGTCTTTATAAAACGATACATTGCCTTTTTGTGATAGTATAAAACTATCGTCTTGCTTTGTAATAGTTCCGATACGTTGTCCTTCTTGCTCAACAATCCAAAACTTATTTTCTAAAACTGTTTTTGCTTTTATATTCATACTGGGTACCTTGCTTGTAATGGTTCTGCAAATTGTGCTGCTTGGTCTGAAATACGTTGCATATCCCACTTAGCACAAAACTTCATAAGTCGCATACCGACTTGTGTAACTTCTTTAGGAGTCATATGTTCTTCAATAACATCATTCATAATACTTCTAATGTTGCCGGGCTGTGCGGTTAAATCACACAATACAACATTACGTTGATAGTCATCTAACACACGATGTTCTACGCCTTCGTGATCTACCCAACGTTGTAGCATCATGTTATTCCAATTATAGCCTTTTGTATCTTTGTCAGCAAATGCTTCAATAAGTCCAACTTTGTTTTTTGTACCTTTCTTGCGTACACCTGGATAAGCACTAAACACGTTATCACTTGTATCACCTCTCATACATTTTTCAAACAACATAAACGACGGGTCCGGCGCTGCCTTAGGCTCTTTAGTTTTCTTATCAATAACCGGTTCTAGTTTTTTATCATCAAAATAACCTTCGTGTGTAATAATAGTATTTTGTATGCCATTATACTGCTTTACATTAGGTGAAATAAGTTGTGCAAAGTCGCCATCTGTACTAATAATAACATGATTATCATTAGGATGTGCTTGTATCCAGCCTGCAATAAGATCATCTGCTTCTAGTTGTTTGTGTTGCATTACAGTACAGTTAGTCTTTGTACTTACAAAGTCTTTAAACTCGTCAAAGATCTCCCAAAACGCTGTATCTTCTTCACTTTCAGTTACAGTCATTTTATCACGTGCAATTTGCCTATTGCGTTTGTAAGGCTCGTAATAGTCTTTACGCCAGCTGCGACCTTCTAAACAGAACACAACATGATCTGCATCAAAGTCTTTCCAAGCTTTTTTAACACCCGCAAGTGTAATATGTAGTGCCATGCCTACTTTTGTGTCAATATCGCCACGCACTACATGCCTTGCACGAAAAAATGTGTTAGCTGTGTCTACAAGAATATAAGTTGCCATTAGTTTGCCTATTGTTGTTTATACATACGATTATATACGATTATATACAATTAGTCAACCGTTATTAATCCCACAAGCTCTCGTAGTGTTCGCCAAACAGTTTAAATGCATTTGTCATACGTTCTTGTGTTTCTTTCAGACATGCCTTGCATACTGGATCACCAAAGTTTGAGCATTTATCAGCGCACATATCTCCAGCATCTATTCCTTTTAACTTATTTCCAAACGCCCAGATCATTTCATCTAGTATTTCATTCCAGCGTTCTTCAGTAAGGCTCCCAGGATAACCATGTGTGGTTGCTTTGAGCTGCACAAGCATAGGATGAATAATCATAGCAAGTGTACAATCCATACTCCAGGTAT